GGATCTTGCAGAAGCGTGTATTCTGACTGTAATGGCTTGGTTTTATGATAAGGATCGCGGTTATATCCGCCTTCGCTCGATCTCAGCTCAGGGACAAACCGCGGAGCTAGAAAAAGATTCGATACCTATAACGGCCTGGGAACTTCTTCAACCATTTGTTCGGCCCTTTGTAATGGGTATCTGATGGCAGATTTTATCATTCGAGTTAAGTCTAGTCAAGTTACGAGTTATTTATCGAAGCTGCCTCAATCATTGAAGCAGAAAGGCCTGCGATCAGGTCTTCATGCTGTAGCAGTTGAGCTTCAAGGCCGAATACGAACAGAGATGTCAGGCGCGACCCTGCATCGCCGAAGTGGACGACTTCAGCAATCTGTAAAGAAAAGTGCAGTTAGTTTTGATGATACCGGGGCTCGTGTTTCAGTCTTTTCTGACTCGCGTTATGCACAAACTCATGAGCAAGGTTTGACAATTCATCCCCATAAGAGGCAGTTTTTAGCAATTCCTTTCACAGGCACCCCAAAGGGCCTTACAGTTAGACAAGCATTGAAACAGGGGGCTTTTATCTCGGACGGCTTCGTTATTGGAAAGTCTTCACTCCTTCAACGAACGTGGAATCCTTTGCTTTTTAGTCTAAAGAGGTCTGTTACGATTCCCCGGCGCCCTATCTGGGGGCCAGTGGCATCAAAGTCTCAAGCGTATATCACATCCTTACTCTCAAATGCACTTGAGCGCGTTTTACGCGCGGAAGACAGGAAATAATGGCAAGTTTGCGCGAGCTTGTAATGGTGAACTTGTTAAGCGCCATTCAAGGTATAAACGGGCCTCCGACTTATACGAATACCCTTATAAGCGATAACACAATTACTCGTGAGCCTCTGGAACTTATTGAACTTCACAGGTCGAGCCTACCGGCGGCGCTCTTAGAAGAGGGAGTTCAAGATGCCCTCCCGCACTTCGATTCTGGGAATGGCCTTATATATAGTCAATCTCAATCAGTTTTTCATGTAAGCGTTTTAGCACTTGTGGCTAAGACTTCGAGCGTAAATACGACTCTAAATGCATGGCTCGCTGATATTCTAAGGGCTGTAATGACAGACATCACTCGCGGGGGAAATGCGATGGACACTCAGCTTGAATCAATAGGACCCCCTAATGAGAACACAATTATACCAGATGGACTCGCAGCGGTAAGATTAGTTTTTGCTATCCGGTATCTTCATGCGTCGAATTTACTCTAAGGGGGTGCGGTTATGCACGGAAATTGGGCCGGCACAATCGGAATAGTGCATCACGGGCCTGTTTTAGCGTCATTTGCACAATCTCTTGCAGCCCTAGAAACTCCAGGGCCTGTAAAGATCCACCGAGTCGAGGGATCGCATATAGCTGAGCAGCGAAATAAGGTTTGTCGTGAAATGGTAGGTGGATGGGTTTTCTTTTTGGATACAGATCAGATTTGTGCCCCGGATACGCTCATGATTCTTTTATCACGGCATCAGGCGATTATATCTGGCTTAATTGCTGCGCGGCATAGCCCTTTTCCGCCTGTAGCATTCTGTAAGGGGCGACAAATTACATGGGCAGAGGTTCCTGATCAAGGGTTACTTGAAGTGGATGCGGTTGGCACGGGATGCCTTTTAATTCATCGTGCTGCCTTGACGAGAGTTGCCGATCCTTGGTTTGAGGTTGGAAAGATTCATAGTGAACGTGCTGGAGAGGACACCTATTTTTCGGCGAAGGCAAAAATGGCAGGCTTCTCACTATGGATTGATTGTGATAAGCGAATCGGACATGGGACAACATTTGAGATCTGGCCTGATCCTCCACACGGGGTCACAATCGAATGCCCAGGTCCTGATCCTTTAAGTTTAGAGCTGCATCAAAATGTTAAAAGTAATTGAGGTTAGGTGTTGTGGAAAGGAGCATCCTCGTGTTAAGGGATGGGCGTGCTGGAAGCACCTTTTTTCAGTTGAGGTCTCGGATGGCTTTGTTACAATCTCCAAGACCTGCCCCTCATGCAAGGTTGTAAATAGCGTTCGGATAATGGGTCAAGTATGCCCGGAGTCTGTTGAACCGTATATTCGTATAAAGGAGAGGGTAAATGGCTCTCAGAAGTCGAAACGTCTCAATTCTCGCTAAGGTTGAATCATCCTATGGGGTTGACGTAACTCCGGCTGCTACTGACGGACTCTATGCAGTAGTTGGAGGACTCCCGGAGATTGTTCAGGAGGCAAATACACTTAACGATGTATCTCGTGGTGGCGTCTTGTCGAAGATGCAGCCAGCGCCTCCGGGGCCTCGTTCTTATCGGCTAAGCCTTAAAGTCCCCCTTCGCGGCCGAGGCGCAGCTTACAGTTCGGCTGTGAAACCAAAGGTCTCCCCTCTCTTACGCGCTTGTGGCTTTACTGAGACTCTCGTAACGACAGGCGGATCAGAGTCAGTCTCGTACAAGCCACGTTCTACTGGATGGGAGTCAATATCTCTCTATTGCTATCTTGATGGAATGCTCTTTAAGCTTCTGGGAAGCCGGGGATCTGTAAACTTTACGATGCGGACAGGAGGGATTGCGTTTGCGGAATTTACCTTTGACGGATTTTACGCAGATCCGACTGATACTGCTATCGTAGTTCCGACAGGAGAGCCAAATCTCCAGCCTCCCACGTTTGTCAGTTCTGCGTTTCAAATGGGGGTGGCAAACTATGCAGCCCCATTCCAGAGTATCAACGTTGATATGAAGAATCAGATTTCTATCCTCCCGGATTCAACAAAAGCGGATGGCGTTGGGTCAATTGAGATAGTTGACCGAATCCCGGATGGGAGTTTTGATCCTGAGGCAGCACTCGTTGCAACTTTTAACTATTACAGTGCTTGGAAAGCTCAGACGCTTCAAGATTTGACCTGGCAACTTGGTGCAGCCCAGTACAATCGCATCAAGTTTGAACTGCCTGAAGTTGCGCTCTCCTCAATTTCTGTTGGTGACCGAAGCGGGGCTGCCATGTTTACGACCCCGTTTACAATCCATTCGACGGCATCTGCGGGGGACGATGAGGTTGTTGTAACGTTTGACTAATGCCTATTGAATAGGCGGGAGGCTACGAGCTATGGCTGTTTTAAGAGCTTATCAGAATAAAGAATGGGTGAAGTTTGGTGCGTGTGAGTGTACAGGCACATGTGAATGCTCCGAGTTTTTAGTGCATCGACTTGGTCCTGCTGAGATGCGAACTTTGACGCAGCAGCATTCCTACAAGAAAAAAGAGCGGTGGCCGGATGGGTGGCGTGAAGAGATTACATTGAAGGACTCTTTTAATGATGAGTATTGTCGGCTTGTCATCTTGGATTGGCGAAAGGTTTTTGGAGCTGATGGCAAATTGCTTCCCTTTACGCCAGAAAATCTATTGACTATTCGAGAAATAACCGGCCTGCGATTCCAAGAGTTCTTAAACGAGTTGCTTAAAGGCTCTCAGATGCTTCATGCGGAGATTGAGAAAGCTGAGGTAAAAAACTCACTTCCTGGTTAGAAGAACAAGAGCAGCAACCTGACCAGGATTGTGAGGGCTGCATTGAGTCTTATGAGCGTGGAATGATTCCAGAGCTCCCGTGTTATGCGTGTCCATCAGCGCCTCTGCGGAATGTATCTCCGTGGCCTTCAAATATCGAAGCAATGAGTATATATGGATCACTTGCAAGCGGGTTCACAACAGATATTGGAGGCTTTGAGGTTGCATGGAAGATTCTCACAAGATTTTACTCTGACGATGAAAAGTTATTTCTTCTACGTAAGCTAGGGATGATTCACGCCTCGATTCTTAGACGCGAGCGAGACAAAGAAAAGTAATGGCAAGAATCCAGATTGACGTTGAAGTTAATGATGCTCAGGCTGTAGCTGGCATTAAGCGGCTACAAGCTGGGATTTCTGGTATTCGCCCAGTCTCTCCGGCGACGGCTCAGTCTTTCTCCTCGCTTAAAGAGCACATCCTTGGGGTTACTGGAGCCGCACAAAAAGTCGCTCGCGTTTTGGTTAGCGTTCAGACTATTGCTGCCTATGCAGTTGGATACCTTGGGATAAGTAAGATTATTGAAGCAGCCGATGCGTGGACACAGCTTTCGAGTCGTTTAATGCTTGTTGAGGGAAGTGCGAAGGCAGTTGCGCTTTCTCAGGAAAAGCTGTTCCGTCTTGCACAAGAGTTACGACTGCCTCTTTCAGATGTTACTCAGCTATATAGCCGTCTTTCTCTGAATACCCAGCAGCTTGGACTTTCTCAGGAACATGCCCTCGCAATCACACGAGCCGTTTCCCAAGCGATGCAAAT